ATCGTGCAAAGCTGGCAAACTATTACTAATATGACGCGGGAGTTGGATCGTAACAACAGCCACGTGGTTGGGATGAAGAGACGCTTTACTGCTGGGTTAGTCGGCGAAGGGAGTTGGCCCAGACCCAAAGTTTTGCGGGATAACGCCGCCGACGCTTATGATTTTGATGTTGAAACCAACTCTGATTTGTTATCGCGCTGGGAAGTTTGGGCGCCTATAGCTGGCGCTAACGGTGATAGTATATATCAGTTACAACGATTAGGGGCAAATCACTTTTTTATTGATGGTGGTCTGCTATATCGTCGTGTATATATTGACGCTGATGCCGGTGGCAAACAACTGGCAGTCGAACCAATTGAATTAGATCATCTTGATACATCTAAAGATACTGATACGCCAGAGTTGCGTATTGTTGGCGGTCGCCAGCTAAATAAATATAACAAAGTTGTTGGGTATTGGTTAAAGCCACGCCACCCAGCCGAACTTGCAACTGATTCTGTATACGTTGATGCAGCAGATATTATTGATCTATATGATCGTAACCGCGCTTCCGACGTTGGTGGTGTATCACGCTTATCACCTTGCGCCATGAACTTTTATAACGTTGGTGCTTATCGCGCCGACACAATGAAGCTTGCCAGAACAGCCCTTGGTTACGGAATTTTTGTTGAATCCGAAGATCCAGGCTCGTTTTTTGGCGAAGACGGCGAAGAAGTAGATGAGACTGGGAATCAATATGATTATATTACACCTGGTGCAGTGCACTATCTACGCAAGGGAGAGAAGATTAATATTGCAAAACCTGAAAATCCAGGAACGCAATACGAACCCTTTGTAAGAACAGAATTACGCGCTGCTTCAGTTGGTGCAGGTATGAGCTATGAATCAGTATCTAACGATGGTAGCCAGTCGAACTTCAGCTCTTCTCGACAGATGCTTCTTTTTGAACGAGCGATGCTGCGCTATACTTTTGCAATATTTGTTGAGAAGTTCTACAGCCGCGTCTACCGCTGGTTTGTTGAACACGAGATGGATTTTGGTAAGCCAAAGGCGCTCAAACTGCCGAAGTATGAGCTCAACCCACATAAGTATCTACGCGTTAGCTGGTCGAGACCCAAAACTGAATGGGTTGACCCGCTCAAAGATGCTAAAGCTGGCAAAGAAGAAGTTGACATGGGTATCAATACTCTTACTGATTTGTGCGAAGTTGCTGGGCGTGATATCGAAGAAGTTGTTGCAACACGCAAATATGAACAAAAGTTATTTAAGGTCGCCGGAATAAAGCTTGGGGGCGAAGTAACAGAAGATAACACTATTAATAATGAAGAAGACAACAACGGAGGTGTAAAAGATGCCGAATGAACGCAAGGCACCGGAAGGTATCCCTCAGGGGTTAACTGTACGTGCCGCAACTTTTTATAAGCCAACAACTTTGCGCGACAATGATCGCAGCGTAGAGTTTACACTGGCAACCGAGACACCGGCGCGTGTTTGGAGCTGGGAACATGAAGACGTGATCACAGAAGTGTTGATTGCGGATGGTGTTAGATTGCCCAGCAATAACCAGGTGCCGCTGCAGGATAGCCACAATCGTGCAACCATCAAAAGCACCCTTGGATCTGTTAGAGAGATCCGTGTAGATGGCGACGAAGTTATTGGGCGTCTATATTTTGCCAAGAGCCCCGAAGCACTCGATGCGTTTGAAAAAATCCGCGATGGGCATATTGACTCTGGATCAGTAGGTTATAGCGCTGCTGGCACTTGGGTTCCACGCGGCAAAACTTTTGAACACAAAGGCAAAACGTATGAAGGACCGATGCAGGTTACAACTCAATGGGCGCTCGGTGAATATAGCTTAACTGCAATAGGTGCAGATCCATATTCTAAAGCTAGATCAGAAGCCGAAGAAGTTGCAGAAGTTGTAACTATTGAAGAAGGTAATAACAGCCAGACGGCTGCCGAACAAGTAATTGATGAAACCAAAAAGGAGAACGTTATGGAAGATGTAAATAAAAACGAACAGCCTACTGTTGACACAGAGGCAATCCGCAAGGCAGCCATGGAAGCCGAACGCGCCCGCGTATCAGCTATCACTGCACTCTGCACCAAACACAACCTGGTCGACATGGTTGGTGAATTTGTAAACAGCGATGTTACAGTACAAAGAGCTCAGGAAGCTGTGCTTAACAAAATCGCCGAACGTCAGCCAGCCGCTATTGCAACCGCAAGCCGCGTTGAAATGGGCGCAACTGATACTGAAAAGTTCCGCGCTGCAGCCGTTGATGGATTGCTTATGCGTGCCGGAATTGCTGTTGCTAACCCAGCTGCAGGTGCTATGGATCTCAGCAAAATGGGCTTCAAAGCCCTTGCAAGAGAATGCCTGCGCCGCCAGGGTCGTAACGATGTATATACCCTCTCTGATACTGAAGCCCTTGAACTGGCTATCAGATCAGGCATGATGGGCACTTCTGACTTCGCCCATATCCTTCAGCAGACTGGCAACAAGTCAATTTCCAAGGGCTTTGAAAATGCACGCCAGACCTGGAGACTGTGGGCTACCAAAGGTAGCTTGCCTAATCTCGAAGCTGCAAAACGCGTTAACCTTGATGATGCTCCTGAGATGCTTGAAGTCGGCGACGGCGAAGAGATCACTCACGGCACTATCGGCGATAAGGGCGAAGCTATCCAGCTTGCAACTCTTGCTCGCAAAATCAGAATCAGCAGACGCGCTCTGTTAGCTGACGATCTCAACCTGTTCTCTCGCCTGTTCGCAAAATTCGGCGCTCGCGCTGGTCTTTTGATCGATGCAGTTGCTTATGGTGTACTTAACAGTAACCCAACCATGGCTGACGGATCTGCACTGTTTGCTGATACCGCTGCACGTGGTAACAACCTGGCTACTACTAACGCGATTGTATCTGGAGCCAGCGTTGACATTGGCTATCAGCGTATGATGGCTCAAAAAGCTTCAGGCGGAAGCGTTCTGGGTGTTATCCCCCGCTACCTGCTTGTTGGTCCTAAAAACCGTGTTAATGCTCACATTTTGACCGCATCTATGCAGGATACTACCGCTAACAGCAATGCTAACGGCAACACCAATGCATTCAGCGATCTGATTGCGATCCCAACACCCCATATCACAACCTCTTGGTATCTTGCCGCTGATCCTTCAACTGCAGATACAGTAGAAGTTGCGTTTCTGGATGGCAAAGAGACCCCAACCATTTACACTGTTGCTAATGATGGCGACATCCTTGGACAGACCTTTGTGGCTTACTTCGACGTAGGTGCAGCTGCTATTGGCTTCCAGGGCTTGTTCAAAAACACTGGCGCGTAAGTAAATTCTATGCCGGGGGCAACCCCGGCTATAACTCAAATTAATTTAGGGAGATAAAAATGAAGAATCAAGTAAATTCTGGCGAAGTTGTTGTATACACCAACGCCACCGGATCTGATATCGTTGCAGGGCAGGTTGTTGTGATGGGCAAAATGTGCGGTATCGCCGTAAATGATATTGCCAACACTGAATCTGGCGCCGTATCACTCAAAGGCACTTATACACTTACTAAAAAAACCGCTTCTGATGTTATTGGTCAGGGCGATGTACTTGTATATGATGCAGGCGTTGAAGGTGCTTCTGCAGCTTCTACTCTTGATGCAGTTATCGTTGGGCACGCCGCTGCCGCTTCTAGTGCCGGTGCAACAGTTGTAAACGCAATCCTTGGAATGTAAGCTCACGCTGTTAGACCACTACGACCCGCTATTTGCGGATAGCTACCTTTGTTACTTGCCACCACCTTATAACACCGCAAAAGAAGTCGCAGAGTGTATCGATAAACAGATAGCGCGGTCGGTCTACAGCAAATCTATAATAAGGCACTATAATGGTAACTTTCAAACAACAAATGAGCCTGGACGCAAAAACATTCGCCAACGTTGACGAGTTTGGGGAGCTGGCGACCTATATGGCGCCTAACGGAACCATTACTAATAATGTGTTGGTTGTTATTGCCAGGCAAACTTTTGTGCAAGAGTTTGACAATGTTACCGCTGGCTTGGGTGCATCGATTGCTATCGAGAAGGGCACTATTACTAAAGTGGAGCCACACGGAAGAATCACCGTTGGATCAGAAGTTTTTACGGTACAGATGATATACGCTATTGATGATGTATTTATTACGGTCAACGCTATATCAGATGCACGTATAAGCCCACAGGGGATGAGATAATGATATCAATATTGACAACTGTTATGGGCGGGGGCACAACCATGGAGAATCTGGTTGCTAATATGTTTGGGTTGGACGCATCAGCAACTGCTAATGCTGCCGACAAAACAAAAAAGCAGCTTCAGGCTATCCATAAGGCTGCTTTACGCGTTACGGCTGCCAGATTGCGCAAAAGAATAATCGATGTATATGCAAACAATAATTATAACTGGGACAAGAACAGAGAACATTCTGCCTGGTTTGGTGGCACTGGCGGTAACGTTGTTATGGCTCATCTTTTAAGGGCAAACCGCCCGCTAAAGACAATGACGGCTAAAGGTGCACCAAAAAAGCGCGGCTATTCTCAAAAGCCTCCAATTAAGCCACCAACTGTTTACCCAATGGGGGGCAAATTGTCTAAGGCAACACGCTACAAAGTTGATTCTGACAATTTTACCGTTGGTATCCTTGATAATGCAAAAGAGAATGTTAAAAACAAGATGGCTGGATTCCAGGATGGCGGTCGAGTAGGCACGCCAAATCCGGAAGCAACTCGTCGTTATTTTGCAGCTATAGGTTTATATTTGCGCAGATCAACCATATTGACTATGCAGCCAAGACC